AAGCTATTGTGAGGACAGACACAGGAGAAGTGTTAGGCACTCACAGTGGTAAGTATAACATGGTCAAGCATGAAGACATCGTTGAGAACATTATGGAGGGTGTTGCATTAGCAGACATCTCAAATGATTATGATCATAAGATACAGGTGTACGAGAACGGTGCTAAGCTAAAAGGTTCGTTTATATTCAATGACTTAATACAGAAAGATCCTGAAGTAAACGACATAATAAGATTCAAGGTAGACTATATGAACTCCTATGATGGCATGTGGTCTATCATGGTCAATGCATACGGAGAAAGACTATTCTGTTTGAATGGTTGCACATCACCTGAGTCTATAACTCATGAGAAGAATAGACACACAGCAGGGTTTGACGTTAAGGCTTCTGCTATGCAGATCACTCAAGCACTTAAGGTGTTCTTCAATGAGAAAGATAGATGGGATGCATGGAGAAAGACTAAGCTAAGTCTAGAGAACGTACAAAATGTTTTCACAAAGACGTTAGCTAAGCCTACTACACCTACGCTTACTAATAAGGTTAATGCTAAACAGTTAACTCAATTGATGGCTAACTATAACAACGAAAGAAACCTACTTGGTAATAACAAGTGGGCTATGTATAATGCAGCGACTTACTGGGCAACACATGCTCCAGATGCTGATGCTAATAAACATAGGGTTGTTGTGAGACGACAAGATGCAGTGCAGAAAATGCTTAATCATAAGTTATGGGAAGAGATGGTGTAATGTTTAATTGGTTTAAGTCCTTGATTAATAAGGAAGAATATAATATGAGTATAAAGACCTCCTTAAAGGAGATGGAGAAGAATTTTCTGGGCAACAATAGAAAGCTATTACGTTGCCCTAAATGTAATAAAGAGTATCTCAGCTCGGCACTAGACATAAAAGAAATAGGATTTGTCTGTCCGAGATGTGATAACGGAAAGGATTAAAATGAAATTAGTATTTGATATTGAGACTGATGGTCTTGATGCCACACTAATATGGTGTCTTGTTATACAAGATGTAGATACGAAAAGAATATTTAGATTTACAGACTACGATAGTAAAGCTACTAGTCTAACACTAGGTTTAAATATGCTTAAGAACGCTACGTGTTTAATAGGACATAACATAATAGGATATGACATACCTGTGATTAAGAAGATAACTGGTATTGACTTGTTCGATAAGAAACTACATGACACATGGATTATGAGTCAGACTCTTAACTATAATAGAGGTCACAAGCATGGCTTAGGTAGCTGGGGAGAGAAACTCGGCTACCCTAAGTTTAGCTATGATGACTGGTCTAACTACTCTCAGGAGATGATAGACTACTGTGCAAGAGATGTGTCATTGAATACAAAGGTGTATGAGCTATTACTAAAAGAGTTTCAAGATCAATCAACCACTAAGCCTATGATAGCACATGGTCTACGAGCAGAACACGATGCATCTGTGTTTGAGGCTAAGGTACGTATGAAGGGCTGGTTGTTCGATGTTAACAATGCCAATAAGCTATTGAAAGTAATGGAGAAAGAGCTACTAGATATAGAGAGTCGTATACACCCTCAGTTACCTGAGATGACTATCTGGATAGACAAAGCACCTAAGCTAGCTAAGTACACTAAGAAAGGTGCATTCACAGCGGTCACTAAAAGACTGCTCACTGAGTACCTTAACGGAGAAGAACCTGATGAAATGGAGTGGAAACCTACTCAAGAGTTTCAACGTAGCTATGTAACACAAGTAACCCTTAAGAACATGGAGGAGATTAAAGAATGGCTATACACTATTGGCTGGAAACCAGATGACTGGAACTATAAGAAGGTTGGGTATGAATATCATAGGGTTAGTCCAAAACTTACTACAACTTCCCTCGAAGTGCTCGGCTCGATGGGACAAGATGTTGACAGATATTACACAACGAAATCAAGGTGTGCAATACTTAGGGGGTGGATTGAAACGAGTAAAGAAGGTAGACTCCACGGAAGAATGTGGGTCATCGGAACACCGACCTTCAGAGCAAGACACGAAGTAATAACTAACCTACCCAGTGTAGAGGCTGCATGGGGTACTGAGATGAGAAGTCTGTTTATATGTGAGGAAGGCTATCGAGTAGTCGGAGCTGACTCAGCAGGTAATCAGATGAGAGCCTTATGTCATTACATAGGTGACGATGCGTTTACTAAGGAGGTGACGAGTGGAGATATTCATACTTATAATGCTAATATCTTGGGAAGCAGTCGTGGTGATGCTAAGAGGTGGCTATATGCCTTCCTATTTGGTGGTGGTGGTAAGAAGCTTGGGTCTATACTCACTGGGAAACCAGATGATAAGGCTGGTAGAGAGTCTAAGCAGAAGTATCAATCAGCTATTCCAGGACTGGGTAAGATCAAGGCTAAGCTGGACACCATATTCAATAAGACAAAGAATGGATATGGAAATGCTTTCATACCTGCTCTTGATGGCAGGCGTGTGTATGTCAATAGTGCACACCAAGCACTGAACTACCTACTACAATCAGCTGAGGCTATCACTTGCAAGGCTGCAGTAGGCTATGCTATGAAGAAGATAGCTGAAGAGAAACTAGATGCCTACCCAGTTATATTCTATCACGATGAGATGGCATGGGTAGCTAAAGAGTCTGATGCAGAACGAGTTAAAGAGATCTGTATCGAGTCGTTTAGAGAAGCACCGAAGCAATTCAATGTACAGTGTATGGATGGCGATGGTGTCATTGGTAACTGTTATGCAGACGTTCATTAGAAAGGGACAATACTATGGGACAAATGAAAAGACAAGCGATGTTAATGGAAGATCACTTCTGGGAGATAGCACAAGAATATATGTACATAGCAGAAACTTGGGCTGAGTACAGAGATCATATGAGAAACCAGAAAGCTTTAGTAGCTCATATAAATTACTTAGACGTAGAAGAAGAGCTTAAGGAAGGCTGGGATTCTCATCAAGAAGGGTTCGTTGACAGAAGAGCTGGAGAGGGGTTTGGAGAATGATAGCAGTAGTTGATGCTGACTCTTGTATATATCAAGCAGCTTGGCAAAGAGAAACTATAGATGATGCCTTGGCTAACTATAAGTATCTCTTAGAAAAGAATTGGGTTGGTCCTATATGGGCTGATGAGACTATAATATACTGTGGTGGTAAAGATAACTTTAGATATAACCTATGCCCTCAGTATAAGTCTAATCGTAAAGACCCTCCTGCAGATGCTAGTCTGTTTAGACCTCTTATGGATCGTATTGTAGAAGAAGAGCTTGCTATACCCTCGCATGGTATGGAGGCAGATGATATGGTACGCATAAAGTCTATTGAGTTACTAGAAAAGAAAGCAGAGTTCTGTGTAGTACACATAGATAAAGACCTTGACTGTATTGTCGGTGATCATTACAACCCTAGAAAAGAACAATTCTATAAGGTTGATGAGGAAAGTGCTGACATGCATTACTGGTTGCAGATGCTTAGGGGAGATCCAACAGATAATCTTCCAGGACTACCTAAGGTTGGTCCAAAGACTGCCGAGAAGATGCTTAAAGGAGTGCCAATGAATAGACGTAAGGCTAGAGTACTTGCAGCCTACAGGGCTAAGTTTGGTATAGTGAATTGGAAAGAGAAGTTAATGGAGACCGCTAATGGTATTCATATTCTGCGTAGTGCAGATGACTTCTTCTCAATATAGAAAGGAATTGTTATGGATACGAATATAACTGATCATCAGAGATACGAAGATGTAATCATTACAGACGTAACTAAAGTAGATAGTAAGGGTTGGGTTGGAATAAAGACTGAAGAGCATGGTGAGATAAGATGTAAGTCTAATCTAAGAACTAAATTAAAGTTAAAGAAAGCATGGGAGGGTAGCCTAACTGTATGGGTTAACCCTAACAATAGCACTGTGTGTGTGGCATTTGATCAGAAGGCTTATCAAGCTACTGGAGATGATGCAAGACCTAATGGTCAATGGCAAGTCACATTTAATAATAACCCTTATGAGGCTGAAGGCTTTGTGTATCTTATCACTGAAAGAAGTACAGGTAAGAAATATATAGGTAAGAAGTCTTATTGGAATTATAGTAAAGGTAAACGAGTAAGACAATCTAACTGGAAGACTTATGCTTCATCTAGTTCAGAGATAGCTACAAGAGTAGCTGAGGATAAAGATGACTATCAATTTGTTATGCTACATGAAGCTCCAGATAAATCTGCTCTAAACTATTTAGAAATAGAATTGCAGATAGAGCATAAGGTACTCACACTATTAGATGACGAAGGTGAGAAAGTCTTTTACAATAAGACACTTGGTAGTGAACGTTGGATGCTAACTAAATCATTTATAGGGGAGTACAATGAATATAATCAGTCAGAAGACTATTCAACCAGACAATACAACACCTGAGAAGGCTTGGGAAGAACTGTTTGGTAATAAAAGAGGTGAGCGTGGTGAGCGTTCAACAAGAGCAAGACGTAAACGAAAGGAAAACCGTTATGCAAAAGAGAAAAGACTATACGGAAAGTAAAGAAGTAGCTAAGACTAGTTGTGATGATTGTGGTAGCTCAGATGGCTTTGCTATATACGATGACAATCATGGATTCTGTTTTGTATGTGGTATTCATGTACAGAACTTAGATAGTAGAAAGGAAATAGTAATGACAGATATGTCAAAGATAAATGTAGACCTAAGTGCCTTTGAGAATACTCTTAGCGATGATGTAAGAGGTTGTCAAGCAAGAGGTATCACTAAAGAGATAGCAAAACACTTTGGTGTGCGAGTAATATATGAAGGGGGTAACTCTCTAGAGATAGAGTCATTCTGTTACCCTTATTATAACGTTAACAATGAATTGATTGCTTACAAGGTACGTAAGATGCCTAAGCAATTCAGAACTGTAGGAGAATTTAAAGATGTTCAGCCTTTTGGTAGTCAAAGCTTTGGAAATGGAGGCAAGAGACTTGTCATTACGGAAGGAGAGTTTGATGCGATGGCGGTCGCACAAGCTTCCCTCAACAAGTATAAGAAAATCTACCCAGTTATTAGCGTGGCTTCATCGACTAATCTCAAGAGTCTACTCCTCAATAGGACTTGGATCAGATCGTTTGATGAGGTAGTACTGTTCTTTGATAACGATGAGGCAGGAAAGAAGGCAGTAAAAGAGGCTGCAAATATAATAGGTATAGATAAGGTTAAGATAGCTAGTAGCACTGCTAAAGATCCTTGTGAACTATTTAGTCAAGGTGGCTACATGAGAGTCATGGAGGCTATATGGGATGCACAGTCCTATAGTCCAGCTGGTATTGTCATGGGTCATGAGGCAGTATGGGAGCAGTACCTTGAAAGACAGTCAAGAGAAAGTATACCATACCCTGATTGCCTTAGAGGTATCAATGATAAGACTAAGGGTATGAGGTTCGGTGAGATCACTCTATTTACTAGTGGTACTGGTAGTGGTAAGAGCACTGTCATTAAAGAGATAGTGTTAGATCTACTAAACAAGTCTGAAGATAAGATAGGTATGATCTCATTAGAGGAATCTGTTGGTGATACTGCTGAGAAGTTTATTCAGATGCAATTGAGACAGAACCTACAGGAGTATGACGTACCACTAGAAGATCAAGAGAAAGCTTCTAAGGAAGTGTTTGGTACTGATAGACTAGTGCTATTAGATCATCAAGGTTCTGTTGGTGATGAGTCACTGATAGATAAGATAGAGTATATGGCTCTTATGGGGTGTAAGTATCTCATACTAGATCATATCACTATAGCAGTATCTGAAGGTGCTGAAGGTTATAGTGGTAATGAGGCTATCGATAAGGTTATGTCTGACTTACTTAAGATAACTAAGAAGCATAACATATGGTTAGGTATTATAAGTCACTTAAGAAAAGGACTTGTAGGCTCT